CAATAACATGGCGAGCTTCTGATACATCACGCGCCGATACCGGATCATCGTCGGCACAAACACCGGACGCGGGATCCCCTTCACGCCGAACATCGTCCCGCGCGGCCACTTCTTCCGCGTCTCGCGCGGCTTGAGCTTCCACCCGTTCTCGTGCCACCAGGCGTGCGGCGACGTGCTCCGCACTTGCGCGGCCACGGCGAACGCGCCCACGGCGAGCGGGAACACTTTCACGCCTTTCCGTAACTGCCCCGGCGGAATCTTCCGGCCGTTCTTGCTCGTGCCGGGGCCGATCGGATACTGACTCTCCACGTCCTTCGCCGCCGCATACGCGGTATCGAGCACGATCTGTGTCGCCTGCCCCTTCAGTTCCTCCGGCAGCCGCGCGAGCGCGTCTTTTAATTCGGCGAGGCCTTGAAATGACAGGTTGGCTTGGATCGGCATTACATCACCAGCGGCACCGCATGGCAGGCCATCTCGACGCCCCGCATATCGATATTCTCGATGCTGGTGATCGCAAAGGTCTGACTCCCCAAGAGCATCCGGGTCTTCGTCGTCACCCCCGGATGAAAGTCGCCGCGCACGAGATACGTCGCCGAGCTAATCGGCGTGCCGGCCACGGGCTCGATGAATACGCCGATGTCGTCGCCGGGGGTTTGCGATAGGCTGACCATCCACGTCGGCGGGTCGAGATCGATCCACGTGCCCGCCGGCCCCGGGTTCTGGAACGTGACGACGTGCCGCCAATCCCCGCGCGCCATCAGGCCACCGTGGGATCGCGATACGCCGCGAGCAACGCGTAAATCTTCGGCCACACATCGGGCAGGGATCCGTCGCCACGGTCTTCGTAGTAGTAAGCGGTCAGCAAGTGGATCGCGTGCGTCACGGCGGCGGGCGCGCTGCCCGTATCCCAGCTGGGATCCGCCCCCGCCGCGAGATACGACAGGATCGCTTCCTGTGCCGTCGCGAGTTTCTGCGCGATGTCGGCATCGTGCGCGGTCCCGCTGATGCGCAAATGCACCTTCGCTTGGTCGACCGTCCACAGCGGCGGCAGGGTGACGCGCGAGAAGTCCATCACGCGGGCGCCTCCTCCTCGACGGGTTCGGTCGTTTCGGTCGTCGGTGGTGCGGCCGGCACCGTGGGCGGTTCGCGTTGCGCGAGCGTCGAGAGCGGCCAGTCCTGCTGTTGGCGATACGGCGTCTCGCCCCCCGGCACCGGCCCGAGGCCGAACCATTCACTGCGCGCTTCGTTCGGCGAGAGCACGCCCGCACTGGTCGCCGCTTGGGCCGCTTGCACGCGACTCATCGTGTCCATCCAAATCAAGAGGCCGTCATCAAATTCAATCGTGAGATACGACGGGAGGTCGAGGCCTTCGCCCAGACACGTGGCGATCGACACGAGATGCGGCTCCAGGCACTGCGACTTGTATTGGAGCTGTGAGGCTTCCGCGTTCGCGTAGGGCGGTTGCTTGTTGCTGTTCAGGATGCTGATCGGCATCCCGAGCACTTCACAGATCTTCTCTTCGGTCCAGCCGAGCTGCTCGATGACTTGCGCATCGACGGCCGATGTCGAGACGGATTCGTATTTCATCCCGAGTTCCGCGATGAGGATCTCGCCGCTCTTGAAGTTCGCCGCGTCGGCCTTCAGCCGCTGCGCCGAGAGCGGGTCGAGCTTCGTCGGCGCAATCAACACGCCCGAGGGCCGCGCGCCCTTCGCAAAAAACGTCGTGCTGTTCTCGGAAATCGCTTTCGCCTGGGCGACCGCACCCGTGAGCGCCGTCAGCGGCGAGATCCCGCACAGCGGATGGTAGAGACAATTCCAGCGATCGTGAATCAGTTCACGCGCGGGGATCACGAGCGGCTGGGTGTTCTCGGGCAGCCCCGCGAGGTCGTTGGACTGGAGCTCGTAGTAGACGCTGCCATCGGGCGCCGTCAGCGTTTTGACGCGCCCCGGGTCGAGCCGGTGTAGTTCGTTCACGACGCCGCGTTCGTCGCGATGCTTCAGGAGATACGCGTTCCCCCACAGCAGCTTGTCGAGCACCCACTGTTCAATGAACTGCTGCGCCGTCTGATAGTGGTTCGGCCGGCGCAGCACGGGGTCATACGCGGGGTTGGTCGTCTCGGACCAGAAGCCGTTGCGATCGCGTTCCAGCAGCAGCGGCGGGGCGATCTTGCTGATGTCCTGACTAATGCGCGAGACGGCGCCGAACACACTGGGGTTGCCCAGCGCCGACTCGGTCGTGAGCGGATCGTTGTGTTGCCACGCGCCCGTGTACGGTTCACGGACGACCGGATACCACGATCCACTCCCGCCGCCGACGAGCGTCAGCATGGACGCCAGCCGCGATCGCACCGTCGCGAGCACGCCCACGGCTTACTTCTTCGACTTCGCGGTCGTCGTCTCGCCGTTCCCGTTCCCGAACCCGTTCTCGTCAAACGCCATCGCGGGCGCCGGATAGGCCGCCGCCGTCAGATACTTCACCGCGTTCGCGTTCGCCTTCTTCCACGTGATGAACCGCTCCGCGCGTAACGCGACCGTGTTCATCTGGAACATCGAGACATACACCGTCGTGTCCGCGACCGGGGATGTGGGGGCGCCATCCATCTGGATTGACGCTTCCGTGCTCGCGTCAATCGTCACGCCACCATCATCGGCCATCATGATCAGCTCGGGTTGCAGCGCAATGACCAGCGCGCCCACGGTCTGACTGGTGATGAACGTCAAGCCCTTGTAGGTGCCCCCGCCGGCCGAGATGCCCGGGAAGACGGCCGAGCCATCCGTATTCGTCTTAAACGACAACGACAGCGCGTTGGTCGGCGACATCAGGAAATGCACGCCCGCGACGCTGATGTTGTTGTTCACGAAGTGGGCAATCAATCCCATGATGTCGGCGAGCGGGTTGGCCGTCGCGGCCGCTGTCGGCGCGCCGTTCGTAATCGAGGCCGGCGAGATCCCCGCCACGGCCGCCACCGCCGGGTTGACGAACTGGCCATCGAGGAAGGCCGCGATGTCTTTCACCATTGAGCGGCGGACCACATCCTCCGCTTGCGGGGAGCTGAGCTTGATGAGTTCCTGCGTCAGCACGGTGATCCCGGCGACCTTCGCCCAGTCGAGCGACACGCTGCTGAAGGCCATCGACGTGACCGGCTTCGGCTTCATTTCCCCAACCCAGTTAAACGTCCCGCCGCCGGTCTGCATCGGAATCTTCGTATTGAACGGCACTTTGTTGAGGCCGCTGATCTGGTCGATGATCGTCGCCGCGCGCATCATCTCGATGAAGTCGGCACTGATTTTGGGATTGACCAACGGGGCCGCCCACGTCGCATCGGTCGCCGTGCCGGGCGCCACGGCGGCTTTCAACGCGAGCGCCACTTCCGGAGTCGTGTCGTCCCAGCGCGCCGCCGCCCAGCTCGCGGGGTCCACGCCGGCCGCCTTCGCCGCAATACGGGCGCAGTGGAAGCGGATAAACGACGTGCCCGCCGGCAGGTTCGACTTCACCGAGACGTGCGTATACGGGGAGGCGATGCGGGACGCCACGGGCTGCGCCGTGGTCATCTGCAACGCCTCCATGTTGCGCCACCGGGCCAAGTCGGCGTCGCAAGCCTTCATCTGCAGGTTGAGATCATCGACCGTCTTCGCGGCCGCGTCGTCGAGGGTGCTGCCCGCCGGGGCGCTCTCCATGGCGTCGCGCATCCGCAACCCCAGGTCCGCGCGCGTGTTCGTCAGTCCCTGAATGCGTTCGGCGATCGTCATAGCTGGCTCCTTCGTCACATGCTTGTGGCTGAGAATCACCGCCTGCGGATTCGCAGGAATGCTCACCATCGACACTTCGAAAATCTCGGATTTCAGAAACTTCGTCGCCCCATCGCGCAAGCGCTCGACCGCGTCACCGATCGGGCGCCAGCCGACACTCATGGTCTTGATCACGCCGGCCTTGACGCTATGCCACGCCTCATCGAGGCGATCCTTCAGGCGTCCGCCTTCGTCGTGGCTCGACACGATCGCGTCGAAGTAGATCCCATCGGCCGCGGCGCGTAAGGTGACCCAGCCCACGGGTTGCTTCTGGTCGTGATGGAGCAAGAGCGGCACCGGATTGGTAAACGTGATGCCGGCCGGATCGAGGATGTGCCCTTGGCGGTCGAGGGCCGGTGTGGACGCGATGCCGGCGAACGTGCGCCGGTCCGGGTCGAGCGATTTGATGTCGAGGGTAAAGGCGCGATCCACGCCGCGCGAGTGTAGGGCCGAGGCCGCTTATTTGTCTGATTTCTGGTGACCTAAATACGTGCGGTCAATCGTCCGCCGGAGAAACTCTGCCACCGTCATCTCGGCTTCGGCCGCCCGTTTCGCCACGGCGTTATAGCTCGACGTGCGCAACGTGAGCGTGACGCGCACGGACGGATCCCCCGGATGCAACACCGGCCGACCGGGACGCCCCCGCCATGACTCCGTCATCCCACGACACTCAGCGTGTAGCTGGGCGCCTGCTGGCCGTCCCGGTGCATCGCATCGAGGGCGGTCACGAGCGCCGAGACGCCGTCAATCCGTTCCGTACTGGCCGCTTTACTGGGTTGGATATTCCCCGCCGCGTCACTCTCGACGGCGACGTTGCTGATGTTCCAGCGCAGCACCGGATGCCCGTCATGGTGCAGCAGGCCCATCAGGATCGCGGATTCGAGCGCCTTCGACGGGGAGGACAGTTCGCCCTTCGTCTGGCGCACCTTGACGCACGGCCGCGCGTCGTCCTGTTCGAGTTGCCGGATCAGCTCGACGGCGTTATACGGGTCATAGGCAATCAGCCGCACGTCGAACCGCTCACAGAGGGTGTTGACATACGCCCGCACGAGCTGCTGATTGATGTCCATGCCGGGACACGCCGTCAGGAACCCGCGCCGCGCCCATTCATCGTAGGGCACCCGATCGCGGATCACCCGCTCCGAGATGCGCCCCGCCGGCACGAAGAAGTGCGGCAGCACGGTAAAGCCCGAGCCCGTGTCATCGGGAAACAGCGTCACGACGGCTGTCAGGTCCGTCGTGCGGCTCAGGTCGAGGCCCACATAACAGCGGCGCCCTTTGAAGGCGTCCCAGTCGATCGCCCGCGTGCAGCCGTCCCAATCGGCGAGCGACAGCCACCGCGTGTCCTGTTCGGTCCACTGGTTCAAAAATAGCCTGCGAAAATTGTTTTCTTGCGCGGGAATCGCTTTCGCCCGCGCACACGTAATCCGCATCTCTTCAATCGAGCGAAAATCCCCCAGCGCCGGATTACAGCGTTTCCACACCTTCTCTGAGGTCCAATCGGCCTCCGCCGGCGCCTCATACAGCAGCGGCAGGAACGTCGGATCGAGCTGGGGATTCTCTTGCACCTTCTTCGCGTGACTGTAGAGTTCCCACAGGATGGAGTGCTTGTCGAAGCCCGCCGTCGAGATCACGAGCAGCAACGGCTGCGCCCGCGCGCCCATGGACGTCGACAGCACGTCATACAGCCGCCGATCGGGCGCCGCGTGCAGCTCGTCGTAGATCACCATGGACGCATTGAAGCCGTGCTTGCTATACGCCTCCGCACTGATCGCCCGGTAGAAGCTCGCACTCTGCTGATGCACAATCTTCTTCTGCGAATCCACGATGTAACACGCCTGACTCAGCGTCGCATCGTTCCGAATCATCTGCGCCGCCACGCCGAACACCAGCCCCGCCTGATCCCGATCGGCCCCGGCGGAATACACCTCCGCGCCCACTTCCCCATCGGCTAACAGCCCGTAGACGGCAATCGCCGCCGCGAGTTCACTTTTCCCGTTCTTGCGCGGGAGCATCAAGAGGCACGTGCGGTATTGGCGCAATCCGTCGCGCCGTTTCTTGAAGAGCTGCTTGAGAATGCGGACCTGCCAGGGCCGGAGGGCAAAGGGTTGCCCCCCAAACACGCCTTTGGTATGCGTCAGGCTGTTAATGAACGCGATCGGGTCGCGCGCGGGTAATGGCCCCTGCTGCGGCCCGTTGTCCCGCGTGGGTTGGTTCCGGTTCCAGCCCCCACGCCGGGTCCGTATCGTCGCGATGTCGACCGGTTCGGGCATTAGTGTGACGGGCATTGGCCGCATGAGTGGCCCGAGTGGTTTCTGGCCCAAGGACTTACAAACATTCGGACCGGCCCCCGGTAATTTTCATAGACAGACCCATGCGTTGTAATGCGAATGATGCCAATCCTAACGATAAACGTGCTTGATATAACTCATCCCCAATTTGCATCTCTGGAATACCAGACCGATTCCGATACCGTGTCAACCGCGCATGACTGCGTTGACAACAGGCCAGACTACAAAAGCGCCGGCGTGGGCGTGGACACTCCATCCCACAATCCGCACACAGCGGCCGTGGTCGCAGCGGCGGTGGGAGCACGACCCGCGCCAGCGCCCGGAGTTCCGATCGCTGGCGACGCTGCTCCGCGCGCCGTTGTTGTGCGCGGGCCGCTTGGGCGTGTCCACGACAGCGCCGCGAGCAGAAGATATTCGTCCGAGGCCTATCGGGCCGTGGATCCTTTTTCTGATAAAACGTCTGCCCGCACTGTTCACACACATGCCGCTTCTTTTCATACCGGCGCTGCTTTTCACAGGGCATGCACCGGATTGCATAGAAGGACTTAGCCCCGCCGCACGTGCAGCGGGGCCAGTTTGTTCTCATGACCTAACTCGGCTTCGTAGCCGGGCCTTCGTTGATCTCATCGCCGAGCGCGAGGATGAGGGTCTTCGGGCGGCCCGGTGTGGTATCGCCGTATTTGTATTGCATCTCCACGACCTTGAGCAGTTTCCCGCCCGCATTACAGGCCGCGTTGCCGACTTGCGGGGTCACGCGTCCCGCCACGATGTCGGACATGAGGCAGGACATGAAGTCCGCGAAGTCGCGCCCGGTCTTAATCCCGCGTGTGGCGACCTGTAAACTCTTCGGCTGGTCGTCCGTGTTGGCTGGTGGTTTGTCTGGTGTTAAGGTATCCATCTGCTCTCTCTCCCTGATAAAGGGCGGTCCTGATCCGACCGCCCAGTTTCCCTGTGGTTAGTCTCCGCGACCCGTTTTCCGATGATGACAGTCCGCACATAAAGCTTGCAGGTTCTTGGGATCCCAAAAGAGATCGGGATTGCCCTCATGTTTCACAATGTGATCAATCTCCAGTTGCGGCTGGATGACCCCACAGAGGGCGCAGGTGTGGAGGGCTTCCACGAGCACCCGTTGCCGTTCCCGCTTCCAGCGGTCCCGGTAATACCAGCGCCGCACCTCCCGGTTCGGGCGCGTCTGTTCCTTGGTGCGCGCATGGGTAGGACAGCGGCCCTTCGGCACGAGCACGCCGCACTGGGGGAAGGCACAGAACTGCATCAGCGCCAGACCTTGCTACAGACGAGACAATACCAGCCCTGATTCGTGCGTTCGACTAAGCGTTCCTCGCCACAGTGGGGGCAGCGCATACCTATGCGATTTCCTGAATCTGTATGCGATAGCGCGCCTCGACGATGCGCTTGCGCAGCTTGTAGGCTTCGGTCTTGGTGGGCGGACTCTTGACGTCCTCAATCACCCATGTAACAGATCGTAAATCTTTGTAACGGAAGTCCGCATGAAACATGCCCACGGTATGAAACACGAAGGGAGGGCCGCCTTCCTCGCTGACGATCAGGGGGAAGCCGGGATGAATCTCCAAGTCCGCAATATGGCCGGCTTGCAGGAGCAGTTTCAATTCCCCATAGCGGGCGGCTTCGCGCTGGGAATCGAAGAGGATCCCATCGACGCGCACACTGTGGGCCTGATATTTGTTCGTGCTGGGGCGCGTGTTCACGGTCAGCCGAGGGTTCGGATGCGTCTTGAGCCATTGCGTCCACACGGCCCGATCGCTCATCGATGCCCTATCCAACGCCGCACAGACTCAAACGGTAAAACGCCCCAGCGCACCATAGTCGGACTATCGCCCGGACCCGGACAGTGGTTGCCGAGCACATCCACAATCCAAATGCCGGTATCCCCACTGCTGGCCCGATAGGCGACGACATCCCGGGCTTGCTGCGTACAGTTGGCGTCTTTACACAAATACCCCCAGCGCGCGTCACGTTGGCTCAGGACGCCGATCAATCCATCGAGGAAGGCCCAGGCCGCCTCGCCATCGACGAGCTGGCAGGAGTGGGTGACCTGCCCCGGATTGGCCGCCGCATACTCGCGGGTGACGGCTTCCCCGTAGGGGGGCAGGGGCAGTGCCACCACACCGCCCCCACCTGACGGGGCCGGCGCTGAATGATCCGGCTCCGTGTCTGTGCGATCGGTGCTCGCCGTGTTCGTGTTGACGTTGCTGATCGTGATGCTGATCGGCGTGGCCGTGGGGGCCGTGGGACTGGCGGCCGGATAGCTGTCGATGTCGCAGCCGGCCAACGTGAGCGCACACACGAGCATGAGTCTGTTCATCGGTAGCAATCCGCACACACTTGCGCGCCACCGCGATACACCCAGGCATACGAACCGCAGCGCGGGCACCGTGGCGGGTTGGGTTTCGTTATTTCCATCGCCGCGCCACGTCGTCGGAGGCCGTTGGGTCCGGCTTCTGCGTGAGCGATTTGCACGGGCAGCGCTTATACGCTTCCACGGT